TATCACGATTACGATATTTCAGAGCCGCGATCGCGCAAAAAAGACGACGATGCGCCCATGCTCAAAACCTGCCCTAATTGCGACGCCGAAGTATCGCAGTTTATGCGCTTGTGCGCTTGTGGCTATGAGTTTGGACTGAAGGATGGCGACCAAGAAGAGCTATTTGACCCGGCGCTTTACACCCTGAAAGAGTGGTTCGACCCGATCGGGTGCGAACAGATCCAGTTCCTTCGCTCGGAGAAGCGCCGTTGCTACAACGCTAATGAATCCCCGGATTTGGCGGCGGAACGGTTTAGGGAACGCTTTGGCTACGTACCTCCGCACGATTGGCACCAATGGGCCGTGTTTGGTAAACGGGCAGGGAAGGCGGCGAAAGAGCAGTACAAAACCTACCTCGCCAGTCATGGCCCTCATGATTTTTGGCGGCGGGTGCAATTGCGATTAGAGTTTGGCGATCCAAGCCAAGCCGCACCCAAGTTTTTAGCCGACTGGAATCAGCCATGGTGGGAAGTGTTGGACGTGTCCAAAATCGACAGCAAGGCCACGGTCAAAGCCACTTACTTGGAGTTGGCGAAACAGTGGCACCCAGACACTTGCGAGGATACTGAAAACGCTAAACAGCAAATGCAAATACTAAATAAAGCATGGGAGGAATATCGGGAATCGAAACCATCTTGACTGTAGAACCCAAAACAATAACCAGGAGAAACCCCCATGCTAATGCTACTCGCCATCGCCGCCATGCCCATCGGATTATCGCTAATTGTTCACATCTTGCCGGGGGCGGCGGGTTGCGATAGTCCGATGGCGCAGGAACAACGGCGGATTTTTGAAAATAGTTTGAGGAAGTAGATTGTAAATTTGCTAAAATAACAACCGAGCGTTACAAATCCAGAAACATAGTTTAGGTTGTGCGAGTGAGGTCTGGGGCCTTGCCCGATCGGTCTGGGGCCGGACGGTATCCACCTCGCAACCGAGACACCTATATGGCTGGCATGAGCAGCACGTATGCGCGTATTGGCACCCCCAATTGGTTGGGGCAACAATACGACGCTGATATTTTGATTCCCGGCGGTGGGCAGGTTACGGCCTCGCTTTTCCCCGGCTTAGATGCAATTCGGGTAGTGAGTCCCGCCGGGGCCGCTGCCGCTGCAACGAGTATTCCGATTACTGCCCTCACGCTATCGGCGGATGGTTCGCCCTTGGCTGTTGGTCAAAGGGCAATCCCTACAGGTGCATTGGTTGATTTTGGCGGGGCTAAACTCGCCATCACCACCGCACCTGTGATTCGCGATGCCGTGAGCATCGCCGTGCGGGCATTGCCAACCGCGATCGCTGCCAACGACATCGGCAACTACATGGGCGTGGGACGGCGCACGGTGCCATCGGGTACGCTTGTGGGTCGCACCATTGCCGAACGCGATGCGGGTGGACACTTCGAGCCTTGGACGGCGGGCGATGAAGAGGTTTTCCTGACCCTGTGGGATGCCGATTTGTCGATGGGTGAAGAAGTTGCATTACTCCGTCCCAACACGATTATCAAGGAAAACTACATCCCCGGCTTTGCGGCGATGAGTGCTCCGGCAAAGGCGGCGATCCGCGCCCGCTACCAGTGCATCCTTGGCAGTCCGTCCACGTCCAACGCATACGTTTAAGGAGTAAAAAATGAACCTTTTGGAACTCCTGCAAATGTTGCGGGATACTGGCGACTACGACCGATTGCGACTGGATATTATGGCGCAATTCGGGACTCAACTTGCACCCTACCTAGGGGCGCAAATCTTGCCCGAATCCAACCGCGATTCCAACGCATATACCGAGCAACAAGTTCGGTATATGACTGTCCTGGCTAACGCGGGTTCGTCTTACAGCCCTGCCCAGCTAAACACTGGCGGGCGCATCTTTGGCGAATTTAAGGTTAGTTTTGGCAACACTAACGTTGCCGACAACCTAACCGCTGGCGAGTACGACAAACTGATGAAGCTGATCGCGTTGTCGGTATCCGGCGGCAATGACCGCGCCACATTGCAGGCGGCGGCTCAAGTGATGCAGTTTCTCGATCGCTCAATCCGTGAGCCAATGCTGGCACTCAACGAGCTGTATCGTTGGCAGGCCATCATTGACGGCGTGGTTAAGCGCCGTGGTAGCAATGGTTATGCCGAGGATGTCAACTATCCCATGCCAGCGGGTCATCGGGTGACGATTCCCGGCGGTACTGTGGCGAATCCGACGGGTTGGTTTGAAACTGACGGCACCTACGATCCGTACAACGACTTCCTGGCCGCGAAGCGATTCCTAGCCACGAAGGGTTACACGATTAGCCGGATTGTCTCCAACTTTTCCGCCGCTCATGCCTTCATGGGTAATAGCCGCGTCCGAGATCGATTGTCTGGCACTACGGTAGTTGGTGAGGCGGGCACTTTACAGCGCATGGCTGGCTCGGTTTCGGTCGATGCCGTGAACGCTGAATTGCAGGCGATGCAGATTGGCCGATGGGAGATCTACGATCGCACCTTCAATTACCGCGATCCAAACACCACCAACACCAACGGCATCGCCACGGGGCGGTTCTTGGATCGGATGATTGGCGGTGTGAAAACGCATCCAGTCGTGTTGATCTGCCGGACGGGCCGCGATGAAACCATGATCGACTTCGGCGATCGCTCATCCTTGCCCAACGGCGGATTAGTGTTGGACAACACGCTCGGCTACTACGGCATTGGTACCGTCATGGGCCAAGCGGCGGCGGGTCGTCACTTCTACGAAACCGTTACCGAAAAGCACCCCGGCGGATTGTACGCGGAGGCGATCCAGGAAGGCTTGCCCGTGATCACGGAGCCGGAAGCGATTTACGTGATGAACGTCCAAGAGCCTGTTTAATTGCCTGATTGCACACTGTTTTAGAGCGGTCTAACCCGCCGCTCTTTTATTGGAGATTTACCGATGATTGCTGAAACTGATTTGATGTGGAATGGCAAGCTGATTAAAGCAGGCGACCCCGTTCCGACCACTGAAAAGAAGCTAATCGCCACACTAAACGCAATGGAATCGGCGGCAACTGAAAACGCCGAACCCGCCGCCGTCGAAGTGGTCGATGACGAACCCGCCGCCAAGAGCAAGAGCAAGTAATGTACACCGTCTTAGCCGATGCGCTGGCACGGGCCAAAGAGCGATGCCAACGGGAAAACACCGACAATGACCAGTATCTTACTGAGTTGCTGACGATGAGCGCTGGCAAGGTGGCGGATGGGACTACGCACTATCGCCCGTTTTGGGTGGCGGCAAGGTTTATCGCGCAAGACCCCGATATTCGCGATATTGCAGAGGCCAGCGGTGAGGCAAAATTTACCTTGGCCCAACCGCGTATCGACGAGTTGATGGCATCACAGGCGGCCTACGATTTGGCCTACGCGCTCACAGTGCCACCGGGAATGCAGGCTACGATCGATAGCGACCATGACGGCGTCAGCCCCAACGCTAATCGCTACATCGCCTCTACGTCCTCTATCCCGACTACGGTGGTGTTTTAATGGGATTGCCTGCCAACGCTACTCTAACTTGGGACTTGCCCGCCGTTGGGTCTGTGGGGGTGGATTGGGACGGCAATCCTAAACCTGCTACCGAGCCGTTTGTGGTGATAGCGACGATGAAGCTCGACAATGCCGCAAAGTATGGGCCGGGGCAAGGCTTGCAGCCGGGGCAAGTGCAGATGGCGGGGCGATCAATCAAGCCTAAATTTTTGCCAGTATTGCCGCGCCATTGCCGGATGGCCATGATTGACCCCGTGACAAAGCAAACCATCACCGGATCGCTCACTATCGACCTCCCGGCGCAATCCAAATTTAGGGGCGTGACCAAAGCGCTCGGCACCAAAATCAGTGGCGTGTTTATCGAGGATGCGGGGCAATCATGAGTACCATCAATCTAAAATCACTCCCCAATAATTTCACCGCCGAATATACCTGGAATACGGACTATGCGGTGTACGTCCACGAGGGGGTGACTTTTACGAGTGATGTGAGCTTCCCTACTCGCGGCGGGGGGTGGGCCAAAATCAAGGCAGGCACGGTTTATCCGGCGCGGCGTTGGACTGAATATGCGCTCGAAAACTTTGATTTTCAGGATGTTTTCGTGACCCTGATCGAGCGCTATGGTGACATTGAAAAGGCGTTTACTGAAACCGCTTATTTGCTTGGCTCTATGTTTACTCAGTCCATATCCAGCCCGCAATGGCAATGGAACGACGGGGAAGATCGAGACATTGTAGAGACGGGTCAACTCCGCGCGTCGCAATCAATGGAGGTGTTTTAGATGGTTTTAGCTGTAAGAGATGGTAACAACGCCGCTGCCGCAATGGCCTCTGATTTGGTCAATGGCGAACACGTCGTTGTGCATAGCGATAAAAACATCGGCGCGATTGCTGATGCCGCTGCTAGTAGCGACTTTGGCGGGTTTAGCCTGATTGCTTTATTTAAGCGATTATTGTCGATCAAGTTGCCGGATGCGGTGGCGGGCAAAATCCCCACGGACAACAAGTTTGGCACCTATGGCAATCCCACTTTGGCCGTCACGGCGGCATTGTCTACCGGGATTATTTTTGATGTTGCCAAGTTCCGACGACTGCGAATCCAAATTAGCAACACTGGAGCCAACGCGCTAAACGGGCTAGAGATCAGCACCCGGAGTCATGCAAGCGCTGATTTCCAGGTGCATCTAAACACGGCGGCGCATTACACCAGCCCCGCTTCTGGCTCGATTTTGCGGCATTGTGCGGACTTGGCGGGGGCGGCGATCGACCCTACAGTTTTGCCGGGATCGGGCAAGGTGATTATTGCGATTGACCTGCGTGATTTTTTTGCGAGTGATATTCGCATCCGCGCCACCTCCGCCGCTACCACTCTCGCAACATTTTGGGGGGCGGAATAATGTTAGGTGCAGCAAGACCTACAGGCGGAGGGGCGGGCGGGCCAGTTAACGCCTCGCAGGTGATCGGATTGGGCGGCGGAGCAGGGCCGTTGGTATTTACGCCGTCCGGGCTGCAAAACCTTGCCGCCACATCCACTATTGCGTCGTCGTCAGCGGTTGCCCGCATCGCTACCGCAAACCCGACCACGCTCACCAGCAACCCCCAAATTGCGGCAGGCTTAAACGGCCAAAAAATCACTGTAGTAAACGAGGGCGCTTTATCGCTCACGCTGGTTAACGGCAATGGTTTGTTGATGCCCCAAAACCGGGTTTTGTACGGCGGCCAGAACGTGTCGTTTACTTATTCTTCCCAGTTTTCGAGTTGGGTGATGGATGGCGGCATCCCTGAGTCGGCGGTAATCACGGGTGCGCCAACGGTGCCACTTCCGGCCTGGAATACCGATAGTCAGCAAATTGCGCCAACTGGATTTGTCTACGATCATCTTTACGATCACAACCTTCCCGGATGGCGGGCTTTGACGCTGACTGCCAATTGGGTCAACCTTGGCGCAACATGGGGCAACTTATCGATCAAGCGCATTGGCCGCGACATGATTGCAATGCGTGGCGTGATTGCGGTTTCTGGATCGTTTTCTGGGACAATCATTGCGGCGGGGGCCAGTGGATTACCTGCCGATTGCCGCCCGCCAGTCCGATTAATTTTGCCCGCGAACTCGCCATCTGACACGATCCGCCAAGTGGATATCAATCCTGACGGTAGCGTCATTACTTATGGCAGCTTGGCCGTAGGGCAATATTTGGGCCTCAATCTCAACTGGTTTATCTGATGAGTAAAACACCACGCGGGCGAGGGTTTGGCAGTAAACCCAAAAAACCAAAAGAGGTGAAACAATCCTCCTTTTCCAGTTCCTACGTTCGCATGATCGGCGTGCTCTCGGAGGGGCCGTGCGAGGGGATTGTGGGCTGGACTCAGGGCGTGTTTGTCGATGGCAACACGCCGCTGCAAAATGCCGATGGGACGTTTAATTTTACGGGCCTAGACTTGCAGGGCCGCAATGGCACCCAGTATCAACCGCGTATCCCTGGCTATGCCGATGAGGTGGCGAGTGAGCGATCGGGGCCAGGTGAGATAAAGCAAAACCTTCCACCGCCAACTAAAACCATTATCAATAAATCGCTCGACGCAATCTCAGTATCGTTGGGATTTGTGCTGGAAGAATACCCGCCGGATGGTGGTGTATTGGGTTTGGCGCTTACCTTTCAGGTGTGGATTAAAGAGGGCAATGGCGCGTTTGTGATGCGCCTAGAAGAGACCGTATCGGGTCGCTACTCCAGTTTCACGGCGATTGACCGTTATTTCCCCGTGAGCAATGCGGGTGGGACGGTTGCCAATTTCCAAGTACGAGTCGTGCGAGTTAATCCGCAGGATGCCGATACAGACCGCTATCGGCGGGTGATTAAGTGGCAAGCATATACCGAAATTGTTGAGGCAAAATTACGCTATCCCTACAGCCAAGTTGCCGCTATCCAAATTGGCGCGGATCAATTTGAGAGCATCCCAGAATTTAGCTTTTTGAATGCTGGGCGATTGGTGGAAGTGCCAAATAACGCCACAGTTGCGGCGGATCGCGGGGTGGATTATGCCGGGATTTGGGGCGGGGTGTTTGTCGAGCCAGTTCGCGCTACAAGCGATCCGGCGTGGATTTTATACGACCTACTATCCAATCCCCGTTACGGCATGGGTCGGACAATGGATGAGTCGATGATCGACAAATACTCGTTTTATGAAGCGAGTAAGTTTTTTAACGAGCTGGTACCCGACGGCAAGGGCGGAATGGAGCGGCGATTCGCTTGCAATGTGGTGTTTGATGGCAGCAAAGAGGATGCGTGGCGGGTGATTGATGCATTGCGGAGCATTTTCCGTGGCTTTGCTTATTACCAAAATGGCGTAGTGGCGATCGCGGTGGACAAACCCGAGTCGCCAATCATGCAATTCACCCAGGCGGATGTGGTGGATGGCATTTTTCAATATGTTCGCCCGCCGCTTACCGATCGGTATTCGGTGGCGCTCGTGACGTGGAACGACCCCGCCGATCAATATCAACAAGCGATTGAATCGGTCGAGGTGCCAGAGCTGATTGACCTCTACGGTTATCGACCTTTGGAGATCACGGCGTTCGCCTGCACGTCGCAAGGGCAAGCCCATCGGGCCGGAATTGCGGCATTGCTGCAACCTGAGACCGTCACCTTCACCGCCCGCCGTTACTCGGCCTATTGCCGTCCTGGCAATATTATCAGAGTGGCAGATAATCGGCGATCGGACGCGGAAAACGCGGGCATCATCGCCGCCGCTGCCACGACCGATATCACCCTGGATCGGCCCGTCACCCTATCGCCGGGAGTGAGCTACGTTTTGAGCTGCATGATGGCCACGGGCACGATTGAGGAGCGGGTCGTAACGAGTCCGGCGGGCAACTACGAAACCATCGCCACGGCGGCTTTTAGCTCGGCCCCGGCGGAAGGTTCCAACTGGATTTTGCTTTCGCCCGTGTTTGAGCCGCAATTGTTTCGGGTGGTGAATGCCATTCCAATCCCCGAATCCAACAATACTGAGTTTGAAATTTTCGCTCTGGAATACAATCCCAGTTGGCGAAATTACATTGATTACGGGTGGGAAATTCAGCCGCGTCAAACTCGCCAAACAGTGCCCGCCGTCATCAATCCACCGCGCAATGTGGCGCTGCAATTTGTCGCCATCAGTAGCGCCAAAAACTCGCTATTCATCAATTGGGAAAACCCTGCAAATGCCGACGGGTCACGCGATCCGTTCATCTCCGCCTACTATGTAGAGTACAAGCGGGGATTGGATGGGGAGTGGGGCGAAACCAAAACCACATCCACACCGGGGCTGGAAATCGATAACGTGTTGGCGGAATTTGTGTATGTGGCTAGGGTGGCAAGCATCGCGATCGACGGCAAATCATCGGCGTGGGTTGAGAGTGCGCCAATCTACGCCAGTACGCCAAATCTACTCGCCACCTTCAACGCCCAAAACACGGCGGTATTTGCCGGGATAATTTAGGCCAATAAAAAACCGGGGGATGGCTAGAAACCCCGGTTCAAAAAGCTCTCGAAAATGCTGAATCAATAATAACACGGAAATCGCGTGATTTATTCAACAACCTCAAATGTTTGCGGTTCGGTTTCCACGACTTCCGGCGCGGTTTCCGACTCAACAGTCGGCTCAACTTCGGGGGTGGTTTGGGGGGTAGGTGGGGCGCTGTTGATGGTGGCGATCAGATCCGCCGCTTCGTTGGCATCGGCAAGCTCCAACCGCAGCAATGCCACTTCAGCCTGCAATTGGGGGATGTCCCCAATCATGGTTGCCATTTCCAAAATTTTCGCTTCGGAAGTCGCGAGAGCAAGTTTCAGTGACTCGCAGGCGGCAACGATGGCCTTGCCTTCGAGTTTTTCTTGCTCAGTCATTGCGGTAATTTTATCGGCTAATGCAGACATGAGGAGTCTCCGGAGAAAATTGAACATGTGTCGCCACTCAAATTGCAGCATGCTGATTATAGAGCAAATTAACAAAGTAGTGTAAAATTACCTATCACAGAGGCGACCTATGGCCACGACTCCCACCAACAAGCCCACCAAACAGCGCGAGTATTACGACGGCGATACTTGGCAATATTGGATTGGCCCCAAGCCGCCACCCGACGGCACCAACGTCAAAGCGCTGGAGGAATTGCGGCGGGTGTTTCAGCAGTCGAACAAGGTGCGTGAATGCGTTGATCGGGTGGTCAACGGCCTTGTGGCTAAACCGTTTCAATGGGAAATCGTCAACGAGTCCGGCGAAAAAACCGAGAACCCAGCGGCGGAAACCCTGATCCGCGAATGGCTGTCCTGGGTGGACGCGCAATCCATGTCGATCATAGACGTGACTGCATCGCCGTTGTGGGAGGCTGTGAGGGATTTGGGGGTGGATGGTGAGGGATATTTGCGGATCTGGATGCCCGATCGGTTGAGTGAGTCGCCAGAACCGTATCAGAAAATCCTTATGTCCCGCATCGCCGCCGGGGCTGCTAAACCCAAGGCCGACGATGATGGCTTTATCGAGGAATACACGGTGTTTACGGCGGCGGGTGAAGAGCGGCAAGTCCTGGCCAAAAACGGCGATCTAACCGTGACCACCGCCGGGGTTGAGACTGTGCACCCAGGGTTGGGGAGTTGGTTGATTTTTCGCATGGCGGGGAAATCGCTGATCACTGAAGATGTGATTTCGGCCCAAAACAGCACCAATCTGGCTCGGACGATGGAGGCGCGATCGCTCATTCAAAACGGCTTTGTGGAAAGGGTTTTGCTCAATGCTCAATTGCCGGGGCAGTGGGTGGAAGACCCTGCCAGCCCCAACGGTAAGCGGTTTGCGCCTGACCCTAACGGGCTGCGGACGGGGGCGGGGATGACTTCGTTTATCCAGGGCAATCCAATCTACAACGAAATGGGGCAGGTGAGCGGCTACACCAACCCGTCCGTCTCCTACAACGACCCCGCCCCGCTGGATAGTTACGCCACTTCGGTGGCGGGCAGTACGGAGATCATTTATCACGCCATGGGGCAAGGGCATTTACTCGCCAGCGATAGCCAAATGAGTGGCGTCGCGCGGCAAGTTTTGCGCCAGGATGCCGTGCTAAAAATCGCGCAGTATGAACGCACGATCGTATCGGCGATTGAGTCATTGTTGACGGTGCTACTCAAGCATCTCAAGTTTGAGGGGGTACGGGTTTCGGTGCAACTTCGTAAGGCGATTGACTTTATTAGCGCTGAGGAAAAGGCCGCAATCGTCGCCGAATACAATGCTGGACTCATCAGTAAAGCCACGGCGATCGCCATGCTTGGCACGGTAGACGACGTGGATGCTGAATTGCTGCTACTGGATCAGGAAGCGGGTGAGGCCATGGCCAAAGCCCAAAAACAACAAGATCAACTAGAGCCAGGGAGACAAGGCGATGCCCCAATTAACCAGCCTGCCGATAATCCCAATCCCGATGAATTGGGAGGCTCCAACAACCAGCAAGACCCTGACGGATAAGGCCGGCTATGCGGCGGGCACTGTATCCGAACGCCGTCGCAGTAGCATTGTCAAACGCAGTTTGGGCACTATCGCGATTGAGGTGGCGATCACCAATCGCGATGAAGTCTTCAACTTTTTAGTGGGCAGGGCGGGCAAGCCGTTTCGACTTTCGCCGATGCAGGATGCCGAAACCGACGGCAAGGCATGGCGGTGCTTGCAGCCTACGTTTCAGTGGGTCGCGCCGGGGTTGTGGATATTCGTGGGCGAGTTCACGGAGGTGGGTGGCAAGTGGATCGCCCCACCGCAAAACGCCGTAGTCCATGTTGGCGTACCGCTTACCCACGACACCGTAATCGTCACTCACGCAGGATAGGCCAATGGATTTAACAACACTGGATCAGGACGCAACGATCGAGCTAATCGAGATTAGCGCGTGGAACTTGGCGGATGAGGGCGAAACAATTTACCTATGCGCCATCCCTGGCGTGAGCTTCGATGGGCAAAGCTACGACGTGATCGCCATGCGTACCGAGGGGTTTGATTTGATTGGTCAGGGCACCCCACCATCACCGCAAATCACCGTAAGCAACTTCGGTCAAATCGTTGGCGCGTGGTTATATCAATGCAAACAGTCCGGATACAGGCTGGAGGGTGCGAAGGTTAAACGGCGAGTGACTAAAAAACGGTTTTTGGATGGTCAACCCAACGCTAATTCGACGTTCAAGGAAGACCCGTTTCATGTATTTTTCTTGGAACAAGTATCAGAGAACCGCCGTGAATGTGGCTTTACATTAGTCGATCCGTTCAACCGCCAGGGCGAAACATTGCCATCGCGGCCCGCATTGCGGATTTGCCCATGGCTGTATCGCGGCGGGGAATGCGGATACAATGGGGCATTAATGTTCGACACGCAGAATAATCCCACGCTCGACAAAACCAAAGACCGATGCTCTAAGACCGTTGAGGCTTGCACCATCCGCCATCCTAATGCCGATTTACCGCATGGTGGATTCCCAGGATTGCAGACGTTTTAGCCAATAAAAAACCACCGAGCTAGACGGTGGCAAGCAGCTTTGCTTGTGCAAAGTCAACCCAGGAAAACACTATAACAGAAATCATGGAACCTGATTTAGAAGCGCGAATTAAAGCACTGGAAGATGGCCACGAACGCAACAAAAACCGCATTGCCCGCAATCGTGAGGGCGTGCGAACGTCGTTGGCAGTGCTGGTGTTCATGGCAATCGTGTTTGGATTCCCGATTGCCAGCGCTAAATGGAGCGGCGGGGATTTTGAATTTACGCGCGACACCGATTCGCCGGGGCTAGTCATCGTCGGTGGGCTGGCGGCGGCGGCGATATTCATGGGCGACAAACCAATAGATTTGCTTAAGTTGTGGATTAAGAAGTGATGGGATTACTCGAATCGGTTCTAAGATGGGGAAAAGCAAAGGATTCGGCGGCTAAACCCAAAGAGTTTCGATTGCTTTATGGATGGGCCTCGCCCAAAGTTGCAAATCTACTAAATACCCCCTACGTCTATGCTTTCACAATTTCAACCATCGCCCCGGAAGCTCAATCTAGAGGATTACGCAGCGGTCGAAAAATGCGCCGAATCGTACTCTCGGAGTTGGTTCGCCCGGATTCGCTGGGCGGTTTCGACTCTGCCAATCAGATCCGCCTGGATATTTGGGATGAAATTATCCCGTCCCAAAATCGACCTGCAACCCATCGAATTGAACTCGGAATATTAAGAAAAAAAAGCGGCATTCCTCGCAGCGCTTTTTTCGGTGATTACTTTTGCTTTACGCCAATTGGCAATCAAAAATCCAGTGATCGGGTAGCTATCCAAATCGCTGGATTTTTGGCGCGTCAACTTGAGGAGGCGCAAGTGTTTGACGGGGCGGCAATTGGCGACAACAGAACCTATTGGCTGATGTGCATTTTCGCCGCCTGGAAAGAGTTTGGGCGTTAACTCGCAGGTGTGCCGGGACTCCAAGCGGGACGGCGCACGGCATCGTAGATCGATGTAACTTTGCCATCATCGCCGCCCGCCTTGCCCGTGGGCAGAGTGGGCAATTGCGTATTGCCAGGTTTGACCGGGACAAGTGCTGGGACGAATGGTGCCACTGCCTCAGACTTAAGCCATTCATCCCACGATTTACCATCCACTGTGACCGCATCCGCCGTGATTGCGACCTTGCTCACGTCAGGAATCAACGTTGCCAGCACGGCGGCATTGGCCCCCATCTTCGTCGCCACATCCTGCAATGTGGATTTGGCGGCGAGGGCAGTTTTCTCCGCTTCCAACGCCGTGGACTTGGTTGTGAGTTCAGCGATCGTGGCGTCCTTCGCGGTAAGCGACGCCGTTAGCGTCGCGACTTTGGCGGCGGCATCTTTAATCTGCTCTTGCACCGTTGCGCCCGCCGCTTTGGTGCCCTCGACAATGGCGGCGATTACGGTCTCAGTTTCGGTTAATTTTGCGACAACAGCGTTTTTTTCGCCGATGACCGTGCTGATCTGATTTTTGAATGCAGCGGCAATTTCGGCCTTATCCGGCAAGTCCGAGGCTTGTACGGCTGCGTAAGCGGCGGCTAAATCCATAAATCTGTTACCTTGTTTTTTTGCTCAATTTACACACTGTGGCTAAAATGATAGCTCACACTGGAGCAATTGCCGATGATTTATACCGAGCATGAGGCGGTGATTAAAGCTCACGCCCGCGAATCCGCCACGTCAGGCCCAACGCCCCGCGAATCCTGTGGCGTGATCTTGATATGCGAGGATGGCTCTACCGAGTATCAGCCCATGTCCAACGTGGCGAGGTTCCCCGCCGATGAGTTTGAGCTTGATGCGGGGACATGGGCAGAGATTGGCGATCGCGCACTCTGCATTGTCCACTCGCACCATGGCGATGAGCAGCCGGGGCAACTCACGCCAGCCGACATCGAATCGGCCCGCGCCTTGGGACTGCCCATCGCCGTCTATCATGTTGGCTTTGATGTGTGGGATTGCTGGGATCCGGATTGCTGGCATCCGTGGCCGCTGCAACTTGAGGCGAATCCCCAACCCGTGATCAACGTGGCAAGTTTTGTGGGATGGCCGTTTGAGTATGGCCGCGCTGATTGCTGGAGTTTGGCCCGTGGTTGGTATCAGTCCATGTGCAATCTGACCTTGCCAGACTATCCCCGTGGCGACGTGGATCAGTTGGAGGATTTCGAGTTCAATCCATTCGCTGAATCCTATGCGGAGTTTGGCTTTGAGGCGATTGCCGATCACTCTGACATCCGGGATAATGACCTATTGATTTTTCGCATGGGCAGCAAGAGCGAGGCCACTCATTGCGCCGTGGTGGTGGATGCTGCTAACGGGCTAGGGCTGCATCACTTGGGTCAAACCTTGCTCAGCTCTACGTTTCAGATCGAGCGCTGGAAAACCCGGTTAGACACTGTTTTGAGGCACCCTAATGCAAATCGTACTTGATGATGGATTGGCAGCGTTGATCGGCGCACCGACGGAGTTTGATGCCGCCGTGACAACCGTAGCCGAGGCAGTGGCTTGCTTGCGGTCCAACTTTGAACGATGGGCGGCGGTGCTACCTCGTTTGGCCTTCCGTGTGACGGTGGGCTACGACGAGGCGGGTGAGGGCGATTTGCACCGCCCTATCAGCCGCAAAGTCCGCACGATTCGATTCAGTATCGTGCCATCGGGCGCGGGCACTGTAGGCAAAATTATCGCTGGCGTGGCGCTGATTGGATTAGCCTTCGTTGGCGGCATCCCGTTTTTAGGGATGACTGGCACCACCTCAGGATTGTTGGGTGCATCGTTGATTTTGGGGGTCATTTTTGGCCAGCAAAAATCCCCCAAAGATCAGGAACGCGACGGGCGGAAAAGCAATGTCTTTTCACGCCCGCAGCAAACATTGACCGAAGGGGGACGGATGCCCGTGGGGTACGGGCTGCACCTGTGTGGGTGGACTATTGTTTCGGCGCGGATTCGGAACTATCTGGTTTAGTTTCGTGGACTGTTGGCGTGGCAGGATTGGCTGCGTTTGATGTTTGCCATCATTTCTTCCGCCAATTTCCGCCGCCTGTCTTCTTTCGATTTAGCCATGGTCAACTTTAGAACGGCATTTCGTCGTCTTCGATTTCGGGTGCAGCATCAGCGGACTCTGGCTTGGCGCGGCCAAAAGGATTTTTCGACAACGCCTTAAACTCGTCGGTGGAAACAAAATCAAACAATTTTTTAGCAGTGATTTTGGGCAACGCCTTCGCGGTGGAATTTTCGGGGAAGACGAACCGAATCCCCCACGAAGCGTCCCCCGCCGCATTGCCAAATTTTTCGGCAATCGCGCCTAACTCCACCGACACAATATGCCCCAACCACTGCCCCGGCTTGCCGCCAACGTGGGCAACCAGTCCGGCGTTGAGTTGGGCAATTGTGCGCTGTCCATTGTTGCGGGCAACGCCAAAATCCTTATCGCGCTCGGAGCCAACAAATCCGGTTTTACTGGATTTGAGTTTAAGGGTGAAAATTTGCGGCTCTCCATCGGCGTCGCACACCAATCCGCCGTCGATCACGCAGGCCAATAGTAATCGCGACACCGTGACCTCACCACGCTCTTTCATGCCCTTAGCGAGAGGGACAATCTTATTACTCGCTTTGTCAAGCCCCTTGACCTGCGGGCGGGCGAGGATGACCCACCGCACTGAATCATCGAATACGCCAAGCTCAACCTCAGTCGCGTCGTCGCCATATTCAAACGACTGCATCTCTACCGCCGACGCTAGTAGCTCGGATTGGGCCATCGCCAATGCATCGGCGGTAATGCCAAGCTCAATCTTCTGCTTCCCGTTGATGGGGCGATAGTTCGTCGCCTGGATATACGGATAGCTAACGCCGCCGCTCTCGCCTTCGATCGCGTAATCAACGCTCGAAGTGGCGACGCCGTCAAATCCAAAATCGTAAGCCATTAGGTTATCCCTCGTAAAATTAGAATACTTTGTCAATTTAGCAAAATAACAATACCTTGTCAAGATCTGATTTTGTGAGGCTAAGGTAAGGGTGACTTAAACACTGGCGATGGTAATCGCCGATAAAACCATGCCATTACCAGTAGCCGATCAACATCCATCCGGTTCGATTTTGGCAGTCGGTGGGGAGTTGCGAGTTGCACCCCTAGCCGCCAATAGTCGAGTTCCCGTCCAATCCGTCATCACAACCGCCGCCGCAATCGCCGTGGATGCTGTGACAGCCACGTTTACCAGCACCGCGCCTGTGTTGCTGGATGACAATTTCGACATCACTTTTGGCGCGGCAACCATCACCACGGCGGGCTATAGCTGGGTTGTGCCAACGCTGACTGCCGCCGCCGCTACTATCGCGAACGCTTTATCGATCAGCGTTACCGCTGCCGCGCCTTATATTTTGCCAGCCGGGGCGCGAGTCCTGTTTGGCGCTGTGCCTGTAATCACCACGGCGGATACGTTGATTGGCACTACGGCCACGCCTGTACCCACTAAGCCGATTTCGGCGGCGATTCCGGCGACTACGGCGTCAGTCGGCACAGTGACGATCCAGAGAGCCAAGGCTACGGTTGCCACGGCTACGGGTTCCACGCCGTTCATCGCGACGCTTTCACTGGCGGGGATTCAGTCGGTTTCGCAGCCAAGCAAAACCAACCTGATCAGTATTCGGAGTTTCCGGTCAGGATTGGGTAACGAACAGCGCCCAACGATGATCGACTTTTCGATGCAAATTTCCGGCTTCATCGATCAACGCGACCAAGCCTATCGCCGCATCATTAAAGGGGCGGGCCAAAAGGGTTTAGAATGCTGGGCGGAATATTACTCGCCTGATGGCACGTTTCAGAAAGGGGCGGCGTTCATCGCCGATGTGGGCAAAGAAGAAAAGCAGGATGCCGTGTTGATGTACAACTTCACACTCGGCTACCAGGGCATCCCGCAGCAAGGGGACTTCTAAATGCGTTTCGACCTGCTGGAGGGTGAAAGGCTCTCCGGTATTGACGTAGAGGTTAAAGATGGGGTGTTAATTTGTCCCATCTTAATCTGTTTGCGGCGGGTGGAATCGGTGGAAATTTTGGGTGATTTTCGGGTGCAAGTGCCGCCCGAAAATGTGGGCAACAAACTCCCCACGGCGTTGGTAGATGTACGGCTAAAAATATTGGAGCGATTGAGCCATGGGCAAGTTTCGTAAGGTTGAGATTGTCGAGATTGATGG